GTTGCCATTATTGAATCTATAATCGAAGCTGTTGCTTATGTTGAAGCAAACAAAGACTGGCTATTGCCAATGGTTGCTGCAATCGCTGGAGTTACCGCAGCGTGGAACTTAGCTACCGGAGCTTTGACGGCCTACAAGACCGCAGCGGGTATTGCAGCCGTAGCAGGTGCAGCCGGAGCAGCCGGAATTGCAGGAGCTGGAGTTCTAGGTGCTGCAGGAGTTGGTGCAGCTGCAGGTGGATTTATGCAAGGGCAAACACTTGGACAACAGTCACAGATTTTTGCTGGTTCTGGATTCCAGCAAGGAGGCAGACTCTTTGGAGATGCATTCCAAGCACCAGCTCCGGTAATCAATAACAACATAACTGTTCAAACTAACGCGACAGCTACAGCAATTGCAGACGCAATTAACCGGGCTAACCGGGCAAGTGGAACGAATCTAATTAGAGCGCGATGATTCCTAACTTTGCTATTGATCAGAACCTAAAGGTCGAGTTTCTAACTCCGGACGAAGAAGGCAACTCCTTTCTTCTTGGAATTAGCTTGCTGGGTGGAACGGATGTTCTTGGTGGCTTCGGTGAGTTCACTTTGGGAGTATCCCTTCTAGGTGGAGATGACGTTCTTGCTCCAAGCTCCGGTCTAAAGTGGCAAGAAGTAACATGCTCCGTTGCAAGTGCAACTATCTCCGTTGGTGGATCTCTTCAAGACACCGTGTTCTTCCAACCAGAACCAGCCACGGCTAACCTAACTCTTCAAAGCTATGAATTAGATCCAACGGTAAATCAAAACATTCGAGCTAACACTAAGTTTCGGATTCGCCTGGAAGATAATGAAATAGACCGAATCTTATTCCAAGGCTTTATTGACACTATCGACGTGACCTACTTCCCGGATGGCCCTAACGTTATTCAAATCACAGGCTTCGATGCTTACAAGTCTTTGGTGAACTCTAGGTTTGCAGTTTGGGATACTACCAGCTATGGAACTCACATTCACGTAGACGAAGTCTGGGAGCTAATTGGTATCCAGAGCGGTCTAGGATTATCGCCGGAGTCTTACCATGTAGGAGGTCAGATTCCAGTAGTCGATGAGACCAACGTTCTAGTCAGCTCTATAGTAAACCAAGCTCTCCAGGTTGGTAACGGTTTAGTTTGGCTAGATCAAGATACCGAAGAATTAGTAGTTATCCATCGCACCGGAGTCCAGGCTGGAACTCCAACGACTTACATAATTGGCAACAATCACGGAGACGATTATCATCTCTGCATGAGCGAGATAAACGTTTTCTCTGACGCGGACTCGGTCTATAACTCCTTGACAGTTTTTCTAGAGTCAGACCCAACAATCTTTACAGTCCGCAAGGATCAAGATTCTATTGACCTATACGGCGAAGCAGCTATTGACGTAACACTAAACACCACAACCCTTGCACAGCTAAACAACTGGGCAAACCGGGTATTCAATCACAGATCAGCAAACCAAGTGAACCGGGTTCAAACACCTGCAATCGATAGGCTTGGAGACTTGACAAACGCAGCGGTGTTTACACCGGGAATGACGGTAGGTGTCAGCTATACTAATACTCAACTAGACATCGTCGGATTCTACACTATAATCAAGGTCTCTCATCGCATTGATCCAGATAACTGGTTCACGACACTCGAACTATGGAAGGAAGCCTAGTGGCTTACAAAGTATTTACAAACGGATCGGTTCTTCCGGCATCCGACGTTAACACGTATCTGATGGATCAATCCACCGCAGTCTTTAGCAGTTCTGCAACGAGGGCTGCAGCAATTACTTCTCCAGTAGAAGGACAGCTTACTTATTTAGAGGATGTAAACCTTTATCAAAGCTACAACGGTTCTGATTGGGTAAGTCCTTTTGGATTGACTCTTATCAAGACACAAACTATTGGTTCAGCAGTTTCAACAGCTGTTGTTAGTGATGTCTTTAGTGCTGACTATGAAAATTACAAAATCACAATAACTGGCGGAGTAGGAAGTGCTGATTCAACTTTTACTTTTCAATTAGGATCACAAACTACTGGGTATTATGGCGGAACTTTATTCAACGTTTATTCGACTAATACCGCTTCGGCTTCTGGAGTAAATAACGGATCGGCTTTTACTTTAGTTGGAGCTTTGAACACAGCTGGGCAATCTATGAACTTAGATGTAACCGCTCCTTTTTTGGCAGCTCGAACATCAATTTCTGCACCTTACGCTCGTCAAAACACAGCAGCAAACGGTGGCTTCACAAGCGGTTTCTTAAACACATCAGATTCATACACAGGTTTCACAGTAGGTCTTAACACCGGAACTATGACTGGTGGAACTATACGAGTTTACGGATACAAGAAGGCATAATGACAAAACCAAACATTCAAATAGATGACCTTGTTCGAGAGATGACTGACGAGGAGTATGACTCTTATTTAGCTAGACAAGCTGAACAGGCAGAAGTCGAAGCAGAAGCACAGGCAAAGATAGAAGCTAGGCAATCTGCACTTGCAAAACTTGCTGCATTAGGACTAACAGAAGAAGAGATAGCAGCTCTATAACATGGCCGAAGAAACTACTTCGGTTCGCATTACCCAGGCCGACATATACAAGAAGCAACTCGAACACGGCGAGATTCTAGTCAAAGTTCTACAGAAGCTAGATCACCTAGACGATGTTCCAGAGCGTCTTCGCGAAGTCGAACTTACACTTGCTAGATTATTTTGGATTGAAAGAGTAGCTTACGCAGGATTAGGCGCAGCTGTTATCTCAATGATTGGTTTATTTACTACAACGATTGGAGCCTTCTAATGAGCGTTCAAGAAAACTTTACCGTAGACGCAGGTGCTAAGTTTACTCGGGAGTTTATTTACAAAGTAAACGGATCCGTGGTAAATCTAACTGGCTACGTTGCAAGAGGACAAGTTCGCAGCTCTACGTTCTCGCCTTTAGTGTTTGAGTTTGTCCCAACTATTGCAGCTGGAACTTACGTAATTACCATGACCTTAACACCAGAGCAAACAGTATTACTTCGCGACTCTAATTATGTTTACGCTTTAGAAGTTTCTAATTCTGCAACTGGAGATGTCAAAATTGTAAGACATGGAGTAGTAACTGTAAACCAAAGAATTGTTAGATAATGACTAGTTGGATTAGATCAGTAGAAGGCAGAATAACTTCGAGCTTCGATGCTCACCGTGCTAGGACTAACCCGGCATCTAGGAACCCTGGAACCGATTACGGGGTTGCTACTGGAACTCCGGTCAAGGCAATAGCGGACGGAACCGTAACTGGCATAGTTACAACTATTCGTGGCGCTGGAGGTCGCATGATCTTTATCTCGTTTGCGGATGGTTACAACGCGGACTTCTTGCACTTATCTCGGATCGATGTCGTGCCAGGTCAGCAAGTCAAACAAGGTGACGTTATTGGTCTATCCGGTGCATCCGGTCTTCACTCCGAAAACGGCTATGGCCCACATCTTCACTTGTCATTCCGTGAGGGTGGAACTCCAACCATGGCAGAAGGCAACCTAGACTTTGAAAAGTTCGTAACAGCTCCCGGTGCAACACCTACTAAGAAGACCGCTGCACCTGCTAAAGCTAGCAAAGCTAAAGCAACTGGCAAAACTTACAAGATAGTCAAAGGTGACACATTAGGCAAAATAGCTAAAGCAAATAAGACAACCGTGGCTGCACTTGTCAAACTAAACGAAATCAAAGACAAGAACTTGATTCAAATCGGTCAAATATTGAAGGTGAGCTAATTATGTGGCTAGACATTATCAGAAGAACGTTCGCAGTTATTATTCTTAAGGTAACTGGCATCTTTGTTGGTGGAGCTGCAATTGGTCTAGAAGTTACCCAGGCTATTGCCATGGCAGCTTTCGCTGGAATCATTGACGTAGCGCAGGAGCTATCCCGTTCTTACCTAGCAGATGGCAAACTAGATCCAGAAGAGATTAACAAGTCATTCGGCAAAATTGGCAACTCGCAGGACAAGCCCAAGAAGTAAATGTCATAGTCATCTATTAGGATGACGGCATGCAAATCACACAGAAAATTGAGGCTTTAGGCTTCGCAAAATATCTAGGCACTTTTGAGCCTGGCACTCCCGATTGGTATAAAGCGCGAAGAGGTATTGGCGGTTCAGATGTCGCGTCCGTAATGGACAAGAACCCATGGAAGTCCGCTTACACGCTATTTATGGAAAAGTCCGGTAAACAATGGGAAGATATTCCGGCAACTATTGCCATGCAGATGGGCACATATTTCGAGCCTGTAATTAGGCAGCTATTCCAAGATAACAATTCAGAATGGCTGACGGTTCATGAGACCGGAACTTGGGCGTCTATCGAGGAGCCTAGATCCGTTGCTAACGTGGACGGCATAATCGAGTGGGCAGATGGATCCCTTGGAGTCCTAGAGATTAAGTTTTCCCGGATGTATTGGGACAAGCTCCCAGAATACTATAACCTTCAAGTTCAACATTACCTATCCGTCCTTGGTATGAAGCGCGCTATAGTCGTAGCGGTCGCAGGAGGCGATTGGAAGGAGTTTGAGGTTATCCTTGATGATTCGCTTGTCAAGGAAATGAAAACCCGCCTACAGGCGTTCTACGGCTTCCTAGAGACAGATACAGCTCCAGACTACGACGGCTCTGAATCTACCTATGAGACCGTTCGAGAGCTATCCGACGGTCTCCAGGAGGGAGAGATCGAGCTTGGATCATTATGGTCTAACTTGCTCCAGGCGAAGTCCGAGTCCGAGTATTGGGAGACACAATTTAGGGCACACAAGTCCGCGGTTCTTGCCTTCATGGATGGAACTAAGTATGGTCTATTCCAAGGTGAAAAGGTTATCGCGCTGCAAGCCCGTAACGGGAAGCCATTCATCACATTCAAATAGGAGGCAACAATGGGTTTCGACCTAAGCAATTACGAACCAGTTTCAGAACGTATTCAGAAGTTTTGGAAGACCTATCCAAACGGTCGAATCATCACGGAAATCAAACTAATCAACGAGCAAGAAGTCGTAGTTCAGGCTTCGGTATTTACAGACCGGGAGGATCCTAGACCGGCATCCGTAGATTGGGCGCAGGAGACTAGAGGATCAAGCAATATAAATCGGTCTTCATTTTTGGAGAACTGTAGCACGTCGGCGATTGGAAGAAGTTTGAGCACCTTAGGGCTATCAGCTTCAAAAAATAGACCTAGCCGTGAAGAGATGATCAAGGCAACCAGGGAGTCCCGGAACTTTATTGAAGAGGCTTCGGAAGCTGCAGCTAACAAAGACATCGAGAGTCTGCGGGTTATCTACGCAACCGCGGTCAAGTCACAGGTTGAAAACGATGTTCTTGAAGCAATCAAGTCTTTAGCTGATTCTCTCAAAGCTAAGTAAATGAGCCTAGAAGCCCTATCGGCGGTTCTGCATCACTCCAAGTCATCCGGCACGTCTAGAGCGATTATGACGGCTCTGGCGTGGCACATTGGGGACGATCCAGAAGAGGGTTGTTATCCATCACAGACACGACTTGCAAAACTTGCAGGTTGCTCCGTTAGACAGATCCAAAGAAATCTCCAGAAGCTAGTCGAGCTTGGGGAAATCGAGATGTCGCAGCATGAAGGAATCGGGTATCGCTTCGACCGGATTACCAATCGATACTGGATCACTTTAGACTGCCCGGAGACGTGTGACGGTAGTTTGAGTCATAATCTACGGGGTGTCAGAAAAGGCAAAACGGGACGGCGTTTAAGACTCATCGGGGTGACACCCACGACGTCACGGGACGGCGTAGATGTCGCCTTAAAGTTAACTAATAATTAACTTAAACTTAAAAGAACACTAGAAGGAGAAAAGAACAAATGGCAACAGTTATGATCTATGCAAAAATTGCAGAAGTAATAAACGAAGGATACCCAAGGCTTAGAGTCTGGGAGACATACGACTTCAAAGGCGAACCGCGCAATCGACTCTGGACGGCATGGCTTGACAACCCAACCAGCCTAAAGAAAGACGATGAAGTAAGAATTGACGGAGCTTTGGGAACCAAGGTTGGAACCTATAACAAGCCCGGTCAAGAGACTAAGCAAGTCGTAGAGCATTCAATAAATAATTGCCAAGTCGATCTAGTCAAGGCTGCAGAAGCCAAGACCCCTATTCAAGAAGTTATTGAGATTCTAGCTCCAGGAGAACCCAAGGATCTCCCGTTCTAAATGTTCCAACTCTTTGTTGCTGGAGACCCTAGACCGCAAGGTTCTAAGAAGGCATTCAACCGGGGCA